TTGGGCAAAATTCATAACCAACTATTCTAACCATTAACGTATCTCCATTTCCAAGTGGATATGGCTTGGGAGTTTCCCTTTCTATTGCCAATGCCATGAAAATAGCAACAGAAATCATAAATATTGTCTCCCAAGTCATTATTTCTTACCAAAAGCATAAACTCCTATATTCAGACAACCAATGACAAAAACAAATAACCCACTCCCTGTATGCCAATAATATAGATTTAAAATACCTATAGCGAGATTTACAAGGCGTAGTTTATTTCTTGTTGTCATTCTATCATTAAACCCTTCCTGATCTCGAAATGTACGAGATCGTCAAATGTGTTATCTTTCAAAGAAGTATCGTTATCCCAGTCTCCTCCCCAGCGAAGTGGTATATTCATCTTATAAGCACAGCCTTTAACAAAACCACCAAAATATATAAACCTTTCTCTGTCTTCCCAGTCCAGCGGGTACGGAGCTACATCAGCAGCAAATGAAGGATTAGAGTTATGTTTACCATTTGGCCACTTTACTTTTGAATTACCACTTTCATAAGCGGAGTTCTGCTCATTTTCGCCTCTAAACCCGACTAAAACAGAACAATCAAAGTATTTTACCACTTCGTTGAAGAGTTTTTGCAATTGTTTGTCGCATGTTGCGAGTCTCTCTCTCGATTTTCTTCCAAATCTAGGCATTTAAGCTATGCTTCTCCTCTTATGCTGTTTTCTCCTAGAAATTTGCTGATATGGTTGTCTTCATCGTATTCTGTTCGGCAATGAGGACATAACCAACCAATAACTTCATCATGATCCCCTAAGAGTCCCACTCTCTGCGTAAATTCATTGTTTAAATACAATTCTTTATTGCAGACTGGACAAGGATCACGTGGTTTCTTCTTCTTCGTCTTTTTTGGCGTGGGCGATAAGTTCTGGTTTTCCATGTTTCTTAACCTCCTCTAGTTGCTCAGGCGAAAAACCCGCCCAAATAGTTACTTGTTCAGACTTTTTACTATCCTTGTCAAACAAACCAGCCATTTTAGCCAGATCACGTATAGCTCCAAGCTTATCACTATCCTTTTTAGCTCCATCAGCTACACTTGTGTATCGGTCTATTATTTTCTCAGGAGTTTCACCCTTTTTTTCAAGTAGTGCAAGAAGTTCTGTATCTATCATTTTTCGTATTGTCTCCGTTTTTAAAAGACTTTCAGTCCTATGTTTTATATATCTATCTGAATTTGAATCTGGATATGCAGTTTTGTACGCCTCAGTAACTCCTATACCACCTGCAACATATCTCGCAAATAAAAGTTCACGTGATGTTCTACCTCTTTTATCATAATCTCTTGGAGTTTTCCTATTTCCAGAGAAAGTGTAGATATTATCTGCAATACCATCTTCACCCAACATTTCCCTCTGAGTGTTCTCAGCCACGAAAGTTCCACATAAAGTCCTAACGCATGTAACTTCCTTTTTAGCGTTATCTACAATGACTAGTTTCCGTAGGATTTTACACACATATCCATCATCTGTGAAAACCCACTCGCCTTCATCACCATGACGCCAGTTGTGACGAACAGGAGTTTCTGGATTATATACGTTAAATTCATCAATGTTGTCGTAAATGTAGTGTTCTTTATTTTTTATTTTTTTGAAATCCATTTAAAGATCATTTGTTCCTATTTATGAGGTGAAACAAAGTTTTCACTTTATCTTTCAGCACATCAATGTCTACTCGCATTGTTGTGAATGTTATCACTACGATTATGAAAGTTACAAGTTGTGGCCAGTATTCTTTTACAAATTCCATACAGTTAATTTAAGACAGTTTTAGTTAATTTACAAATTTTAGCTGTATATAATATAATATAATATAATATATATAATATAATACATCTCATAAAGTTCCCTTTATAATATTATTTTACCAGTATACTCTGTCAAATTTGATTTAAATCACATTTTTCAAAAAAATTACGTTAGAATGAGTGTACCTCTTTTTTTATCCGCCTACCCCCGTTGTATTGTCCTCTAGGGGTGTGCAATTAGGTTACTTTTTAGATAGTATTATAATATTAGTTGAATCTTCCTTGATATTTGAGGAAAGGACATGCCATTGTATACTAAACACAAACACCGCCAATACTAGCGGTGCTCGTGTCCATGTGTTAGTGTGAGTGTGTGAATGTGCGTGGTTATGTGTGGCTCAATGTGTGTGTGTGTGTACCATGTAATATGATATACACATATACATATATGTTACGCACTTATATAATCATTAAACCTTTCACTATTAAACCGCTCATTATCACACTTAAACACATAACATAACGATGATATTAAACCATGTAGATCTACATCTTTTACATCATCTTTATTACTCACATAATGTATATTATCTTTTATTGCATCGGCTATTAATACGTAATGTTTCCTTGTCATTGTATTAATTACTCCTTTCCTTTATTATTAGAGCGTCTAGTCTCATTATCTTATCATCTTTAATTAAATATATCCGTTCATTTATAATAGTAATACCATAATTAGTAATATTATCATAAACAATATTATTTTCATTATTAATTTCCATCGGTTTATTTCCTTTCATTTGTTAAAATATGCTCGTATCAATATATAACATATATTCAATATAAAACAATTAATATTTATTTATTATAAATAATACTTGCATACTAAATGTAGTGTTTATATATTTCGTAACCCGTAAGGGTTTGCTTTTTGACATCAACAAATATTAAAGGAAGGTAGTTTGGAAAGATATGCCTTTAATATCGACACAAAAAGCTAATTACTTTCACTCATAAATAAGAGGTAACATAATGGATAATAGTAACTTGTATAAATCACTTGGTTTTGAGCGTAAAACTACCACTAAAAGTACTAACGGAAAGACTACGCTTGAAGGTACTATCAAACAAGAAATAAATGATGCGGTACATGATATGTTGTTGGAAAAGTACCCCCATTTATATAAAGACCTTGATACTACTCAAGTTGTTAAACAAGATAGTGATGG